TGGACAGTACAGATCGGAGCAATTCTTGCCAGCCAAGAAGAAGAATTTGATCAAATGAATGTCATCATCAAAAGTAATGGCCGGTCAATGAATTATTATGCACAAGAAGTGCATGGCATTACCATTGAACGAGCCGACCAAGAAGGAATAGATGAACTAATTGCTGCTGAACAATTTGGCCTAATGCTCCGACAGGCAGATTTGGTTGTATGTCATAACTTTGCCTTTGATTGGAACTACGTTTACCAGATGATGGAACGCAACTTGGAAGAGTTGTCAGACCTGGCGAGAAGTGCATTTTATCTTGACCTGCCAAACCATTGTACCATGAAAGATAAGGCTGTGGTAAAAATGTGTGGATTGAAAAACAAGGCTGGACGTGCAAAATGGCCCAAGCTAACCGAGTTGCATGAACACTTATTTGGTGAAAGATTTGATGGAGCACATGACGCGCATGCAGATATCAGTGCAACTAAGAGATGCTTTTTTGAATTGGTGAATCGAGGAATTGTTACTCCGAACCTGGAGGATTGAAATGACTATGGATAAAATGGTAATGATATCTTACTTGCGAAGCCCATACGGTATTGACGAAAATGAATTACGTGCAGCAAGATTACAAGCTGCTGATGAACTTGAAAGACTTTATAAGATTGAAAAAGGCTTGAAAGATCTTGTATCAAAAATAGAAAAACATAAAGATGATTTAAAAGGAGAAAACTATGTTGGATAATAATGAAGCTGCAATGGCAAAAGGAATGACATGTAAAGAATCATTAGAAGATATAGCTGCTAGGATAAAGAAACAGCTTGATATACATAAAAATTTATACATACCACTTGTTAAATATTTAGAATCAGATCAAGGATATAATTTTAATTCTGAAGAAAGAAAAACTTTATATGCTCTTGTAGGAAGAATATCTATGAAAGTGCCAAGACTTGAAGCTGAATATCAAGCTTATCTAGCTAGGATTGAGGCAAGTGAAAAGTAGAATATAAACAAATAATATAAAAGCCATTACTAAATCTAATGGAATGGCTTTTAGTATATAATTATCAATGGAGCTTAACTATGCAAATTGATCCTTGTCCATCAGAAGAAGATTACGAATCTGGTCCTTCATTACGAGCAGCTGAATGGCAAAACTTTGCTACTAGAGTCTTCAATCATATTGAATCCTACACAGTGCCACAATACGGAGATAAGGGTAACGATCAATGTTCAGAATTTAGCGAAGCTGACTTTATCACTCAAATGAAAAAGTATCTAAATCGTTATGGAAAGAACTCTCGTGAAGGCCAACAGAGGCTTGACCTGCTAAAGATTGCACACTATGCAGGGATGCTTTATACAAAACTAGCTGAAGAAACCCAAGAGCTTGATAAAATAATCATGCATGAATAAGGATATTTATGGAAATCCAAAAATTCATAATCACTATCCAGTGGGGAAAAGGCCTCCATTATGTTGCATCTACTTGTGCAACTGAAAAACGTGCATCAGAATTAGTTGCTTTCCATACTGGAAGATGTGATAAATTAAAACTTAAAACCAGACGTGGAGCTAAAGCAACTGTTCGATCATGGCAATTAGTAACAGAGTCTAAGTGAATAATTTTATGAAGAAACTAACTGAACTAGATCTACAAAATGCTCTAGACGAATGCGAATTATTACAGTTCAAATCTCATGGAGATTGGCTGGCTGGCATGATTAAAAGATTGAATGCAACACTAATGTTTAATGATTGTACTGAATTAATTGGAAATGCATTGCTAAAGAAAAAAGTTATTCCACCAATAAAGACTGTAGTAAAGACTGGCAATTCTGTTGAACCAGAAGTTCCATGCAAAACCTGAAGTGATTAAATACACCTGGAGGGTGTAATAAAAATGATCTCATTCAAATCTACAGTGTTACAAAAACTTCAAACTTATTTACTTTCTCGGGAAGCAGAACCAACTAGGGATGCAGCTAACATAATAATTCCTAATGGAGTTACAGCAGCAGCAACCATACAGGCAATTAAAGATTGTATTAAAATAGTTGAGGGATGCAATAATGAATGGGCAAAATACGTTGACTAAGGAGAGCATATGAGCGGAAATTATTTTGAATATAATCAAGTTATGAATCGGATGCAAGTTATGTGTGAAGAAAGCCTTTGCCCAGATCATTATGAAATATGGGAAATTATCAAGAAGGCACTTTATGAAACACGAAGCAGTTTAAAAGAATCAACCTGTACAATTGATCCAAGAGAAGATTTGCCTAATGATTTGATAGCAGCTTTAGCTCATGAGGATGGAGAATGAAATATGAAAATAATCAAACCAAGCGTACAATTTTATGGCGCAGTACCGACAGAATATAATGCAGCACTTAAGTTCATCGAGATGGCTGGCAGAACATGCTACAAGTCAGAAGACAAGATCACTGAAGATAGTGCAGAAGGCTTCGTCCGGAAACTGATCAAGGCAGGTCATCTAGCTATGGTCGAGCACTCGAATTTTGTAGTGCGAGCACAAAGAATGGACTATCCACTAGTTTGGTTACAAGGACAGGTTGGTAAATATCTAACTGCTTTAAATGATTCTGAGCACACATACATAGGAGGAAGTCTTACTGCATGGTATCAGCATACTGTGAAGGAAGGAATCCCTGACTACTGCGATTGTTTTGTAAAAGGTTATGGAAGTTTATTTTCTATAGATATTGAAACCGGTACTAGAGGTTGGCAAGTCTGCCCTCACAATGAAGTCCCCAAGGAACTCCACAGGTTTGCTGTCAAGTTTATCTGTGATCGCGGAGTCAGTCATGAGTTGGTACGACACAGGCCTTGCTCTTTTGCTCAGGAATCAACCCGGTACGTAAACTATGCTGGCAAGGATATGGAGTTTATTGAACCGGAAGACCTTGAGAGCTGGCCCGATGATACTTACCGTCAGTTTATGTTGGCTTGCGAAGACGCCGAGACTGCGTATCATTACATGGTAAAGCCTGAAGGACCTTTGTCACCCCAACAAGCCCGGGCCGTCCTGCCTAATGCCTTGAAGACTGAGATCGTAGTCACGGCAGATTCATCCGAATGGACGCATATCAGAAAGCTCCGTACAGCTAAATCTGCTCATCCCGATATGCAGCGAGTAATGAATATGATGCCTTGGGAGGAGTTCTTAGACAATCAAATTGAAGAAAATAAAATTCATCGTTGTGAAAAACATCATAAAGACTTTACTGGTAAAGTTTGTCCTGAATGTGAGCAAGAGAGCTAATTAGTTGTGGAACTTAAGTTAATGTTTGACAACTGGTTGTTCATTTATGAACGGTCACTCATTATCTAATAAGAGGTATATTTATGCCAAATGTTGTATGTATGCAGGATGGGAATGGTAATGTTTATGCTACATATATGAAAGAAGAAAGCATAAATAAATTAGATAAAGTAATTGAGAAGAAAGAAATTACTTTAAAAGAATTAAGAAAGATGTTTATTTATAATCCTGAAACGGGTGATTTAATATATCGTGATCCTCCAAGAAAGAAAAAAATTTATTTTCCTAATGCTGATGGAAAAGCTGGATATGCTAATTCTAAAGGTTATAAACATGTTTCTATTAGAGGAAAAGTATATTCAGTACATAGATTAATATGGTATATTTATTATGGTAAGAAACCAAATAAAGATATTGATCATATTAATAGAGATCCATCTGACAATAGAATAATAAATCTTAGACTTGTTACTAAACAACAAAACTGTTTAAATAGAAGTGTAAGTAAAAATAGTGTTTCAGGTGTTATTGGAGTTAGTTGGAATAAACAAAGAAATAAATGGCAGGCAGGAATTACTATTAATAAAAAATATATATTATTAGGAATATTCTTAAATTTTGAAGATGCCGTAAAAGCTAGAAAATCTGCTGAAGATTTTGCAGGCATAACAAAATTTAAATTTCCTTTAAACAAAGTATAAACAAAAGCCAGAACTCACGAAACAGTATGAGTTCTGGCTATTCATTTTTATTGCATCGTATCTACAACTTCAAAATATCTTTTTAATATTACCTCTCGTTGATGCTGCAACTGTCCAAGCCTTTCTCTAACATTTGTTGTCTGCTCAATCTTTTTCAACTTATTAATTACTGCCTGGTTCCGATTGAGAGCACTCTGAAAGTTTTCATGCAACTTCATTTGTTTGAAGCCATCCAGGTTTGAATTCAAGAAGGTTCGTTTGTCTTCCGAGTTTTCAAGTTGCTTCTTGAAGATATCGACTTCCTTACTGACCTTACTAAACTCTTGTTCGTTACTACTCTTTTTGTAGTCCTCTCCCCTTCCGTAATGCCAATAATAAATCTTCCCACCAATTGGAATGGACTCTACAATTCTTGCATGATCAAAATCAATTGTATCTCCTGTAATGTAAGACCCATACAATTGGTTAAGGTCCTTACTGATGGAGTTTACAAACCTGAATGGTGGCAAAATCTGCCCGATCAATCCAGATCCTAAACCTTCCCGAGCTGTTTGCATCCTTACAAACTTTGATGCTCCACCCATAGTTAAGAAGTTTTCAATCACGTTATCTTCAAACTTAGTTTCTTTCCCCAACATCCAATCCTTCAACTCATCTGCGCCTGCATTAGCCAGTGTAAGTAAACTCACCAGCTTAATCATGTTACCAATTCCTTCAATAACCTGATCCCGTTCGCCAGTCTTAATTTTGTGCCATGCTTCATTTCTGAAAACATCAAACTGTTTGAGTGTGTATGTCTTGAGCATATAAAACACTCGGCCATTTCCACTCTTGAGATATTGCTCTGACATTTCAGAAAGCGCTACAGGTTGGAAATCAAGCAAGCGATGGTACAGCAACATCTTTACGTTGTCTGTCGGATTTCCTGCGAGCAAATCATTTATTACACTCTCAGACTGTGTTCCAAAGATTGGCTTGATTTGCTTTAGCAGTTCTGTTCGTCCAGCCTCAGTGCTGGCCATAACCTTGTAGTTACTAAACGCATTGTTGATCAAAGTCTCTTTGCCGATCGAATCTATTCTTTCAAGTCCAACTTTTTTGAATACCCAACTTACTGCATTCCCTAGTGTCGTTCCGTCTGCAAACTCCTGGGCGATCCTCTCAATCCCTAAGTCTTCCTTAGTTATTTCAGA